TGCTTTCGCGCGCGCTTCAATGGCGGCGAGGTCTGCTGCTTGCTGTTCTTTGTCCATGACTTGCTCCTTGTTCGTTTGTTTGGTTTCGATGGTTGCCGGGATGACTGGGCTTTCTTCACCTGCTGCGCGGCCAACGCCCACGGTCGTGTCGGCAGGGATGGAAACGAGACTGATCTCGTAAGGCTCCCAGTCATTGACGCGGTAGGTTTCGATGGTGTCGTCGCCGGTTTCGACGAGCTGCGCTTTATGGATCACGTAGCCGACGGAGATATTCCGGCGGATGCCGTCGAGCACGTCCTGGTATACCTCTTCCGCCCGCTCGCTTTTCCCAAAGCGCACAACTGCACGACCTACCAGGTCGCCGTCGATGCTGACGGATTCGATCACCCCGACGATGTCTCTGGCATCGTGGTCACACAACACAGGCCCGCCCGATTTGAGGCGGTCGAGCCTGACGGATTTCTTGCCGTGGTCAAGGATCTCGCGCCCCCACCAGCGGTCGTATGGTTCTTCACTGGAGAACGCCAGATTGACGGTGCGGGTGTCCGCATCGACGGCTTCGCGCGTCACCACAAAGGTGCGCTCGACTTTGGTGCCCGGCTTCAGTGTGTTTTGCTGTTTCATGGCTGCATCCTCGCAAATGGTCTGGACATCGTTCAGGGGAGCGGTGTCCCGCTTTTCTTTTTGGTAGGCTCTGTCTCGGGCTCGGCGGGTACATTCGCTGCAGGGCCGTTGCCGCCCAACTTGATGCCGCGCGCCTTGATCGCGGCCTGAAAGCGCGCGATGTCGTCCAGCACGTCCTCGGCATCCAGCCCTTGCTGGCTGGCGATGGTGTAGGGGCTGGCGAGGCCGTTCTCGATGGCGATGACGGAGGCATTGATGTCCTTGAGCGGGTCCACCCATTGCCAGCGGCGACCTTGGAATTCATGCGCCATGAACTTCTGGCGCTTAGCGGCGGGTAGCGCGGAGCCGTTCGGCAGCAGGATCGCGCCGGAGAGCAGCGCGTTATCCATCCACCCGGCATAGACCGTTTCCAGCAATGCGCCCGCCAGCCAGCGCTGGATCAGCATCCAGTTGTCGCGCTCTTCCAGAGTGCCGCTGCGGATGCTGCTGAAGTTGACGCCTTCGAGGTCGTTGGCCAGCGAGTGGTAGGCCGCGCCGAAGCCACTGCCGATGTCACGCTTGGCACCCTTGACGAAGGATTCATAGTTGGCGTGCGGATAGTCTGGGTTGAAGGACTCGAAGCCGTAGCCTTCCGGCAGCATGCCAAATTGGCCCGGCTCGGCCTCAGTGAAGGGGATGCCCGCTTCGTCTTCACCATCCTGCAGACCACTTGTGGAACCGTCCTTGCTGGTGAAGAAGCCCATCTTGCTGGCACCCACGCGGGCAGCGATGATGGCGGCTTCCTGAAAGCCTTTGAGGTGATGGATGCGGATCATGCTGGCGTGCATCCAGGGGATGCCGCGCACTTGCTCTGGATCGTCGGTGATAAAGAGATGGATGATCTCGCCGGCGGGGATCCGGGCGTGCTTCTTTCCGACAGGGTCGCGCCCCAACGGAGCAGTCAGCAGCCAGTAGGCCACTGGGCGGCCGTCGCCATCCATTTCAACGCCCATAATGATCTGGTTGACGCCGGGCGTCTGCTCGCGGTTGAGTGTGGTGTCCAGCCGCTCGATGTCGAGGAATTGGAGCGCATAGCCGTATTTGTTTTTCGCGCCTTCGCGGATGCGCACCAGCGCTTCGCCGTCGCGTGCAACACCACGGATGATGGTGCGGGTCATGTCTGGGAATGACATTCGGCCAGAGACGTCGCAATTGGTCGCGCGCGACCAGTCCAGCCATGCGATCTCGATGGCGGTGTTAGCGAGGCCGTCTTGCGCTTTGCCGTCGGAGACGCGCGCTTGCAGCGTGAATCCGTTGGAGCCGACCACGTTGGTGGTGACCATCTCCATGTACTTCTGCGCCAGCGGTTCGTTCTTTGCCAGGTCGCGCGAGCGGCGGCGCAGGGCATCCAGATCGGCGCGCAGTTCGGTGTTGATGCTGCGGTCTGATTCTGCCCAGGAATGGGTGAGGCGGTTGTATTGCGCAGCGTCGAAGCGGCGCTTGCTGTGTTGTTTGGCGGGCAGCAGCCGCGACAGCCAATGGGGCACTCGCATCAGAACCTCACGTTGAGTTTATTGCGGGAGCCCAGCCCAAGCGTGGCGCGCTCGGCGTTTTCTTCGGCGCGCACTTGGGCGGCGTAAAGATTGCGCAGCTTCATCAGGCCGGTGAAGTCGTACTTGAAGCGACGCCCGGCGATCTCGGCCTCGACCACGGCCAGCCGCTCGCCGCTGGAGAGCGACAAGATTGCTGCGTCGATAGCGTCCAGCATCTTATTGGCTTGGGTGCGCGAGTCGTAACCGGCTGAGGTGATGGCTGCCAGATTCGGCAGCACGGTCATTCGGCCTTGCGCCACGGTGACGCGGTCGGTGCCGTCCGTTACCCAGGCAACATAGGTGTAATCACCGGCAACCCAATCGTCTGAGGTGGCGATGGGCACGCTGACCAGATGCGCATCACCATCCGCGCTGGCGGTGATGTCGATCTTGGCGGTGGCATTGATGAGGCGGTAGTAGAGCGTCCAGCTGCTGGCAGGGTATAGCGCCAGAGACTTCAGCCAGGTGATAGTGTCACCCGCCCGGACTTTGGACGGCTCAATGGTAGGGATTTCGATGGACATGGTACACAGCATGTCCGACTGCTTGGACATCGTTCAGGGGAGCGATGTCCAACTATCTTTGCTGGCCTACGGAAGGCCGTACTTATCACGGCACGGTGCGCATGCGCCTTGCACCAGTCGCTGGCTTTTTTCTCCACAGGAGTAGCAGGTGCCTGCGTTTCCGGCCGGCATCTTGGCTGCCTCGCGCCTTGCTGCCTCAACTGCACTGGCATTGTCCATCTGCTCGCGCTCGCATCCGCGATCTATGTCGTCCATCACCTTCTCCTATATCCCGACGATGCGCCGGATCTGTTTCGTTGATAACCCAAACCGGGTCGCCAGCATCCTGACGTCGTGGTTGCCGCTATCCCACACCGCTTGTATCTTTTCGTTGCGTTCGGTGATGCGCGCTTCTTTGCCGTGGGCGATGTATGGGTTGTCTCCCCCCCAGTCTGCCCGCACCTGCACCTCGATCTTCGCCGCCAATACATCATCGAACCGCCCATTGCTCTGCACGGCCTGCACGACCCTGCTGAGAATGTCGCGGACGATGTCGTCTGCCACTCACCACCCCTTGACGAAGCCACCACGGCGGCGACGTGCGCGCGGGGTGATGCGGTCTTCTTCGGCATCAGGCGGCGCTTTGGCGACGGCTTGATCCAGCGTTTGTTCCGGCTCAACCTTGACCACGGCGCATTCCCCTTCCAGCGTCACCCGCATGCGCTCCCAATACTTCGGATCAGGTCTGCCCGTCCGGCCGCGCCCGATGTTGATGTCGCGGTGCTGGCCGATGGCCCAGGCGTACACCAGGGTGTCGAGCGGTTCGTTGCGTTTGAAGCGCGCGCCGATGCGGGGGATGTAGCGTTTTTTCTCGGGGTCGTACACTTCAGAGAGCAGACCGTCGTAGTAGGTGTCTTCCAGCCTTTGTGGGAAGTTGAAGGTGCGCTCGGTCTGTTGGCGTTCTCCGTCGGCGGCGAGGTGGGCGAAGATGAAGTCCTTGCAGTGTTCGGTGCCGACGTTCCACACCATGTAGCCGTGGCGGATGACTTTGCCGGTGCGGGTTTTGGTGGGGCTGCTGCCGCTTTGGGCAATGGCGCGACCGATGCGGTTGGTGGCGCCCTGCACGGAATAGACGGGGATGCGCAGGCTGGGGCGCATGACGAAGTTTTTCACCTCTTCAGTGCGGTGTCCCCGGCTGTCTATTCCGGCGGCGCGTATCTTCATTTCTTTGCCGTAGCTGTTGACCAGCGGGCGGTGCAGGAAGGCTTCCAGTTCGTTCCACACGTCTGCACCGGTGGTGTCGCCCTGTATCTCGGTGAAGTCGATCACCCACAGGCGCGCGGGGCCGTGTTCTTCGGCGGGTGCGCCCCAGCCCAGCAGGGTGATGGCTAGCCATTTGTCTTGAGTGTCGATGCCGACGGTGAGGGCCAGCACGCCGGGCGGGATGATGCCTTGCTGGTATTCGCCCGCGCGCGTGGCCAGCTCGTGCGTCTTGAGCTTTTCGGATTGGTCTTCCCACGCTTCGCCGAGGTTTTGGTTGATGAAGCTCTTGAGCTGCACCGGCTCTTTGTGGATGCGCTTGAAGTGGATCACCAGATCGAGCCAGGACGGGCCGAGGCCGAT